CCCTTTTCTGTAACCTCCCAGTCTGTGGAGGCATCCATATTGTTAAACGAAAGGTGGCGCCCTATCCCAGATGTGTCTCTAACTGTAGAACTGTACCGTTCATAGAAAGGCCAAGCAGCTATTATGCTGTCTGAAAAGGCGTGACCTCTGGCCACAATTGGTAGGGCGGGCTTTGTCTCAAGCTTTGGCTTGGACTGGAATATAATTCTGTTTAACCCCTTCGTGGTCGCGTATCCGTCTACGCTGAAGGACGAAGAGCCTGTTAAAGAGCACGCCCCTAATCCGCTCTTCCTTAAAATAGCGGATAAAGACGCCGGTCCTGTTGATAAAGATATTCCTGAAATCTTTAGCTGGCCGTTGGCAGAAAGTGAAGCAGAGGCGCTTATTACAGAGGCACCTATTTTTGGGGTTTTTCCTTCTCCAGCGAGTGTTGCTTGACCCGAAAGACTACAAGCAATGCGAACAATTATTAACCCTTTGACACCTAGAGTAGCTGGTCCTGTAGTAAGAGAAATTCCAGCAACGTCTTCGGCTCCCTTGGTAGATAAGGAACCGCTTGCAGACATGGCGCTCGCTGCAACAATGCTTATAACCTCGTCGGCAGCAAGGGTTGCAGAACCTGAAATTGTAGACGTTCCAACAGAAACCCTTCTTGCGGTAGAAGCCAAGGACGCCTGTCCAGACACGGCGCTTTTTGCGTAAACGTCTAGTCTTCCTGTTACGCCAAGAGTAGCTGGTCCTGTAGCAAGAGAAATTCCAGCTACGTCTTCGGCTCCCTTTGTAGACAAAGTGCCGCTTACAGATATGGTGGTCGCTGCGACAATACTTATAACTTCGTCAGCAGCTAGGGTTGCAGAGCCTGAAATCGCAGAGGCTCCAACAGAAACCTTTCTTGCGACAGAAGACAAAGACGCCTGTGCAGACACAGAGCTTTTTGCTGGAACGCTTAGTCTTCCCGTTGCGCTAAGAGTGGCCGGTCCAGATACGGCACCTTTTGCTGAAACGCTCAGCCTTGCTGTTACGCTAAGAGTAGCTGGCCCAGTGGTTAGAGAAGCACCGGAAACATCTTCCTTCCCTGCTGTTGATAATGAGGCTTGGGCAGAAAAAGAGGCTGCGGCCAAGGATGTTTTAGCTGCTTTAGCACTAAGCGCACCGCTAGCGCTAACAGAAACAGACCCTAAATGGGCCTGTCCTGCGCTGGGTGTTGATAGAGGAGTTTCACTTAGTGAACTGAACCCTAACATATATTACGATGCCTTGGTTTCGTATACTTCTGCACTTATGGTAATTGCATTCGAAGAAGAGTTATTTACAGCATATACCTTAAACCCTTTAGCACTAACTGGAATTTCTACAGTCTTTCTAGCTGGGTCTTCCGAATTGGTATCCAAAGTCGTAACATGCATTGCGTGACCAACAGTATCATACTCGTCGGTGGCGGCGCCGTCCGGGTCTCCTGTTGTATACAATATATAGAAATCTACTGTATCTCCAGTAGAAGGAGTGCTACCGTTATCACACTTTGTGGTAATCATTGCTGAGACAGAAGTGGAATCAAACGTGTGCGCATCGCTTGTAGCATTGCTGCTAGCAGAAACGCTTACAGAGCTTGCCCCGCTCCATTCGACCTGTCTATTAACTTTGGTAACAGCCATTATGGCCTCGCTTTCTGAATCTCATCTTGCTGAAACCTAAAGCCTAACCCCAACTCCTCGGCCCTGCTTGCTTGCTTGCTTGCTAAAGAAACAAGGTCATCCTTATCTGAAGAATCTATTACTCCTTCAGAAACCAACAAGTCAAGCATTGCCTCCCTATCGTGGAGGTTGAGGTCTAGGTCAGTCCCGTCTCTCTCTACCATGGTTCTAGCAGCCCAAGCAACCGAACGAAGTTCGTCGGACTTAGTTTCATCTTCTGCTATTCTGGTAATTTTTACAAATCTTCCATTCATTCCAGCCCACGCTAGAAGGTCATCCGAAAGGATGGATGTAAGAACGCTGCGATTGACCTCTAAGAGAGATTGTATTACCTCTAAGTCACTCATAGAGGAATACCCTCTCCCAAGCGGGTCATTGAGCAGTTCATCTTTAAGAACTGTCATATTCATTGTGACCAACCTTTAGGCTAGGGTTATATCGATATCACCGGCATTAAACTTAAAAGTATCGCCGCTGAGAACAATTCTTGGCGTTGTGAGAGAGCCGTGGAAAAGAATGTTTCCGGCAGCTAGAGCGTCTACAATAGCCACTCCAGAAACATATCCCCAATCCGCACTGGCTGCGGTAAACTCGATGGCCGCTGTGTTCTCGGTATCTCCAGCGGTTGTTGGAGCATCCCACTTACTGTCGCCATTACTGCTGGGAACGCATCCAGAAGCTCTGGCATAACCAGCGCCAGATATTTCGTTTAGCGTACCACCAGTTGTAGCGTCTGTGGGTACACCACTTGTCAAAGCGATGTAAATACCTGCCGGTTGTGAAAACGCTGTTCCTCTAAAAATGTGGTTAATTAGAGCGGCCTCTAAATAATCGGACATTGCTGACATTTTGTATCTCCTTTAGTTTTTTTAAACATAAAATCCATTATACTAAATTATACACCTCAAGTTATTGTTGTGATGGTGTTTTCCATAACTTCTCTGTGTTTTCTATTCCTGTAAGGTATTTGCAGATAGTCAAAAAGCTTAATCTGATACTCAAAAGAGTTCAGATTCTTGACATCTATCTCAAACATCCTGTCTTTGTATTTTTCTATTTTGGCTATATACTCATCGTAGTAACGAGATATCCCTTCTCGCTTGCTGTCGACTTCATACTGTGGAAAGCAGGGAGTCCATATCTTGTCTGCTATATTGGAGCCTTTGGTCCAGTTGTCGTAATCCTTTGGGCCAAATTCAGAGGATGTTTTGGCGAGATAGGACTTAACTACTTCTTCCTTGTCTCTATATATGTGGACTATTTTTAAGTTGGGGTACTCTTCTAGGAAGAAGTCCAAGTAATTCAGATAGTAGAAAGCCACGTCTCCAAAAAGGGAATGGACAGATTCTCGTTTTTTCATGTTCTTTATTCTTAATGACGCTTGGTCCTCATCAAAAACCCAAGGCAGGGGAGTATTGTGCTTGTGTTGTTTATGTTCCCAGTTTGCCTCGTGGAATACTTCACAGTTGTCACAACCCCCTATAAGCTTAGCTAATGAAGCTGTTCCACATCTCCCCGTGCCTATTCCTAAAAACATGGGAGACTGCCAAGATTGCTTATCTCGTCCTCCCCTAATTGTCCTATGTGCCCAGTCTCTATGCGAAAAAACAACATCCTTAATTCCATGCTTATCTTTTGACATCTTAAAAAAGTGCTTGCTTCTTAATCTATGTTCCTGATAGTGGTCTTCTTCCCTGCTGTTATTTTTGTGGTGAGCCTTTACATCTGGCGTAAAAGCAACCCTGCGTTCATACCCGGATGGCATGTTCTTTAATCTCAGAAAAAAGTCGAAATGCTCAGCGAGCTTTAAGTTGTTATCCCACCGGATATCTTTGAAGAGTTTTGTCCTAGCGAGAAAGAAGTTTATAACATAATCTACGTATTTATAATTAATCCCGTGCTTGGTTTTTTTTAGATTATCTGGACTTGGGTACTTAAAAAGGGTGTCTCCAACTATTTCCAAGTCTATGTCACACTGAGCTATCAAATTTTCCTGACCCGGAATTTTATGGGTGGCTGGTAATTTGTTATTGTCCTCATCCCACAACAAGCCTCCAACTATATCTATGTGTCGGTCTTCGTATAAAACGGACAGAAAATTTTCTATCTTTGTTGTCTCGGTAAAAATAACATCATCATCTATAATAAAAACATACTCAGTTTTTACATGTTCAATCGCCATATTGCGACACGCGGACAAACCGGCGTCTTTTTTAATCCTGAAAACTTTTACATGGCTATTAAACAACTTTGGGGTATTATATTCAACAATACCGTTGTCAACTACTATGATTGGCACGCTAGGATAATATTGTACTATTGACTGTATTAATTTATCAAGGCAGTCTGGCCTGTCAAATGTGCTAATGGCAATGGTTGTGTCTAGCATGGCTACTTTTAACACGCAGTCTCTCGAAGGAGCTAAAGGTTTGGGTGTTGATTCTACATTGGGTTGAGCTTTTGATATAAACCCAGAAGTCGTTTTTGTTTCTACGTGAAATTTATTTATTGTCGGTTTCCAGCTTTCTTTTTGTAACGGGATTTTATCCACACACATTCTATCCAAAAGCTTTAACATGTTTTCTTTGTCTATCTCGTATCCTATATTGAGAAATCTTTTTAGTCTGTTTGGTCTATTATAAGCTCGGGAGGTGGTTGTATCATTACCTATGTACTGTAAGCGTTTTGCAATACAATCCTTAATGAAATCTGGATGATAATACATGTTGCCGTGACAATCAATGGCGCCAGCCGCTATGGTATAGTCAGACCAGATTACACAATCTGTCGGACTAGAGCCTTCCTCTTCACAAAAAACATCTACCTGAAGGCCATCGATTTTAAAGGTGTTTAAAATATCTCTATTAACAACATGTGTCGCACCGCTACTCAATAAATGTTTACCTATACTTTCTTGGTCTTGACGGTTTGAAACAAAAACATCTATGTCTTTGGTCTTACTGTTATCAAACAGGCTTCTTACTAATCCACCCCTAATCCAACAGTAAATATCCTTTGGGAAAAAATCAAAGTAGCTTTTTAGTTCTGGTGTATCCACGAGTTTCCTCTTACAGATATTGAATCACCAAAATAATCGTCTACCGCCTGAATGACTTCTGGAAATTTATCAAAGTAATCATGCCCAGCTAATACGCCCCCACTCTTTACTTTAGGTAACCAACTTTGAATATCCAGTGTAACCATGTCATATGTATGTCTTGCGTCAATAAAAACAAAATCTACGCTCTTGTCTTCGTATAAAAGTGCTGCATCGGCAGACCACTCTTTAATAGGATTTATATAATCTCTAACTGGAAATGTGTTTAAGAGGAAATTGTTATAAATCGCACCTCCTTTAATCTTCTTGCTGTCATCATCTTCGTCGGCTTTTTCTATACTCGACCAACACCACTTCCATTTGTCTACGCAATCAAACTGTATTTTCTTTTTTGAATTAGCAATCTCTACTGCCATATAAGCAGCGCTTTGTCCTTGATATGTTCCCACCTCTACAAAATGAGACCCGTCACTAGCTGCCTCAACTTGCTCCTTATATATGTCTTCAAAATCACACCAACCGTGAATTAATTTATAAAAATGCCTAATCTTCAATAGCCATTGCCCCTCTTATTGTGACCTCGGGGTCTGTAGCAGAGAATACCTCTGTATTAATGCTGATAGATTCTATTTCTTCTGCCGTATCGCAAGAATCAATCGCGTCTTCCGCAAGAAGGGCTGCTGACACTACAGTCTTAATCCAAGTCAACAATTGGTCTATATATGCAGTCCTGTTCGTTAACCCATTATTTCTAGCTTCTTCAGCGAGGGCTATAAAAAGCTCCCTTCTATAAGAAGGATAGAATTGTTCTACATACTCGTTGGCTAGACGTGACATCTTTTCACTTCTACTGTCCCTTAGAGGTTGTAGCAAATACAAGTCCAAGTTATCCATATAGGTGGATAAGCCGTTGTTCAGTTCTTCCTGTGTCACGTCATTAACATGTAATTTACCACCTTTATAGTAGTAGTTATACTTGTCAAGACTTCCTCCAGAAAGTTCTACTATTTTTCTCATATTGTGTTCTGGTAATACTGTAACGCTTCCCATTATAATATCTCCGATATGGCAAAAGTAGCATATCTATAAGGATGCACATGAAGTGGAATACTTCCGGTATCTTGATACGTCCATAACTCGATATAGTCGTTTGGCGCTAGATTCATTACTGTATTGAGTTGGACAGTGACGTACATACTACTTGAATGCGCAACCATAGTCTTGACCTGTTTAACTATTGTCCCGTTTTTATATATGAGTAAATCGCAGCGGTCACCAGTAGCAATTCCGTTGTCATACCAAAGATGCCCACATACATTATATAAACCGGACCTCGCTATGTCAAATCGTTCAGTGCTCAGGTCTGCTAGACCGGCTGGTATTTCTTTCTCAATGGTGTCCCATGTAACCTCAGTTAAAGTCGCATTAGAAATGGTTTGCCCTTGGTCACTGGAGGCCAAGACCGTTCGCTGTTGCATAATGCCCGCATGTGCTTGTTTCCTTTCCGCTGTAATCCACCATTGTTCATCACCTGCTGTAGCATCTCCGGGGCCACAAACGAAAGTCACTGAATCATGTTGTACATACAACACGTATTTCAAATCATATTCATCAATATCATCGGGACCGTACCCACCAGTAGTATTAGGAACAATATTAACAACCCCAGTACCACTATCTATTTTCTTGACAGTATACTCTTGGCCGATGTTGGCGGCGGCTGCTGAAGGTAGGGTAATCGTTCTATCGCTATTCGTGGTGTCAACCAATATAATGTGGTCGTCAGCAGCAATCGTGTAATTAGTATCAACTTTGGTTGCCACTTCTCTAATGATACCTTTGGTTGCTAATGTGCCATCTGAGTCAATTGATACTGCTTCGGTAGCGTTCGTTTTGATAGTGAGGCTGTTGTCAGAATGGTCATAAGAAATCAGTCCTATATTATTGTCAGCAGTATCTCCAAAGAATATGCTAGCTTTACCAGAGGTTCCCGTTAGCATTCTAAGCTGGGCGTCGTTGTCGGCATCATGAAAAGATGCGTCAACCTCTATAGAAGCGTCTCCATCATCGGTTCTTCTGAATGTAGCAAGACTACGACCCGGACGGTTAACAACTAACTCGCATCCACTGGCTACAATTTTGTTGCTTTCATGCGTTAGGGTTGCGTCACCATTGTTGAAGTTAACTACTCCTCCATTCGCTAGGAATAAGTCTGACCACATCTTACTACCGGTTCCCAACGCTATGCCATCACTTGTGGTGGGAGAAAACTCATTTGCCGCCAGTGTAATTTCATCAGCGTTTCCAACCCTGAATGTTACGGCGTCGTCTGTGGTGAAATCTATTAAGTTATGAGCATCTCTACCTATCTTAAGGTCTGTAGCAAAAGTATCTCCAGAGACGCCACCACTTGAGGTAGACCAATAGGTGTTCTTACTATCGGTTGTTAATACCTGACCATCAGTTCCGTTACCAGAAGGCAACATAAACGTATAATCGCCAAAAGCTATCTGCGAATTAATGATTACACCAGAAGCAGAATCTCTTTGAACCTTTACCCCGGATGCTGTTGCAAGTCCTGTGGTTGTAAACCCGGCTGCCGTAACTGTGCCTGTTGTTGTATCGTTAGCATCGTTCTTGAGGAAGGCATCATCTACAGCTATCACAGAGTTTGCAGCAGTTAAGTTTGTTCCAGCAAAGAGGGCTGCTATATCACCCAAGTTTTCCTTTTTGCCTGAATTACTATCATTCACATCTACAAACACAAGATAGTCATTATCCGCCACTACCCCACTCGCAAGACCGTTTAGGTCTAAAGTAACGGTAGCGGAACCAGAAGTTGCCCCTCCGCTAATTCCTGAGCCAGCAACAACAGCAGTGATGTCCCCAGTATTTGTTGTATAGCTGTAGCCTTCAATCTTTTCTTTAATTGCTCCAGCAGACATAATGACTGTATCACTATCAGTAAAGGCATTAGTGATATTGATACTGTCAATTGCAGTAGTACCTCCCGCTGAAGTATCCATTGTCCATGTGCCAGAAGTAGTAAACCCACCGGCAGTAATCCCGCCGGTTGTTGTATCGCTCGCGTCGTTCTTAAGAAAGGCGTCATCTACGGATATCACAGAATTGGCAGCGGTCAGGTTTGTTCCTGCGAACAACGCTGCTATATCACCCAAGCTTTCCTTTTTGCCAGAGTTGCTATCGTTCACGTCTACAAATAACAAATAGTCATTATCAGCTATTACCCCACTCGCCAGACCATTTAAATCAAGGGTTACAGTAGCGGAACTAGAGGTCGCCCCTCCGCTTATGCCCGACCCAGCCACTACGGCTGTTATATCTCCGGTATTGGTTGTATAGCCATAATCCTCAATCTTGTCTTGTATGGAGGCAGAGGTCATTAAGCTTGTGTCATTGTCGGCAAAAGATTCAGACGCAGCTTGAAGTGTGGTAATTGTTACGCTGTCTAGCAACAATCCCGACGCGCCAACTTGTATTCCGCTAGCCAGAACTATGCCGCTTTCATCCTTAAATACCGCCTTGTCTGAGGGGTATGTAGCAAAAACCGTGTGTGTTCCACTGGTCAGAGTTAAAGCGTTATTGCTATTTGTGCTTTTAAGAACCGTTGTTCTGGCCAACGTGTCTGGGGAGGCATCTGTTACAGTTCCGATGCCAACTTCCCAAGCACTGCCATCAGCGTCTTCAATAGCATAGTAGCAGGTGTTTCCACCGCCAATACCCGCTACAAATGTCTGAAAACCAGTAGAAGCACCGGCCAAATTAATTGTGCCCGTACCTGTACTGGTAGTTGTTTCTTTTACTCGGTCTGCTATAGCTAGAGCCATACCTTTATCCCGTCTGTATAGAGACTGTTTCTAAAGTATTATACACCAATATCTAAAAAAAACCGCCCTGCCGGAAATGCATCCGACAGGGCGATTGGGTGGTAACAGCTTCGGTAGCTTAGAAGGATGCGGCGAGAACTCTACGGTTATCGAGAACCGCAAAGCCTAGCTCGGCCCATCCGTACATACCGGCCTTCTGATGACGATGAAGAGTATCGTCCTCAAAGACCTGAACCTGTTGCTTCATGGGCATCAGGAAGCTATCGTTGCTTTGCAGGTCGAGTCCGATGACGAGTTCGACATCGCTAGAGGGACCGAGTGAACCAGAGAGGTCGTTATCGAAGAACTCTTGGTACTCTTGACCCTGACCAAGCTCGTCTAGGTCGTGGAGGTTGACACCGAAGATTCGGGTGATGCCACCCTCACCAGCGGTATAGATTTCGCGGCGTGTGACCTCATCAACTTGGTCCACACCCCAGTTGCGAATATCTTCCAGACCTTCTGGGCTTAGGTAGATATCAGTTAGTCTACCTCTATTAATGGAGGCTGTGTTGCCACCACCGTTACGACGCATGACGGTCTTCATGAGAGAGACAAGTCTCTTCGTGAACTGACCGGCTGCGGCGTCACTGTCATAGACCAAAATGTTTCGGTCTACAGCAGCGGAAAGAATGGTATGCCAACCGTCATCGTTAATCTTCTTAACGAAACCGGCCTCTAGAACCTGAGCGGCGCGTGCAACAACATCCCAGCGAGCGTCACGAGCGTAGCGGAGCAAGTAGTCGATTGAGGACGAAATGCTATAGGTCGGAACCATAACATAATCGCCTTCGACTTGACGCTCGGGAATACGACCGTGGCCGGGGTTGGTGTATGCGACATGCTCGTCTTCCTCACCGGGAGCGAGTAGGTCTAGGGGGAACTCGGTGGTTGTGCCGGGTTCCATGGTAAGAGCTTGGAAAATGTTGCTTACAACATCGCCAACGAGCACACCCTGCCGAAGAGGCTCTTCTAATGCCTTTGCGATTTCTCGCTGCGCGGAAAGAGCTTCAACCTTATCGGGACTACCAGAACGCTTAATCAGCGAGATAAAAGCATCGTCTGGTCTCGTAAGTTTATTACTCATATCGAGATTCTCCTATCTGAGATTAAACGTTTGGATGGTTGCTGTTGGGCAGGCTAATAAATACCTTGGCGTACCCATCCTCGTCCACGCTGGAGAGGAAACGACCAACAACGCCGGAAGCTGACGCGCTTCCGCCACCGGGGCCATAGAACGGGTCGCCATTACTAAGGTAGCCACTGTTGCCAACAAAAGCTGTCTGTCCCGCGACAATCGTGTCGGCGGGGTCGATGGCGTTTGTAACAACCCATCCGTGTTGTAGAAGGGTAACTTTGCCACCCTTCTGAACTTCGTCCTTGTGCCAGTTAATATGCTGACGAGTCTGGTCAATATTGACCATATCGTTAAGCAAAAGACCCATGGGCGCTTTACCCGAAGGGCTTGCACAAGTAACAAGAGCCGCACTCTGGTCCATTGCTGAACCAGAACCGCCCGTACTTAGAACAGCTACAAAACCTCTCTCTTTTACTTCGTTCATGAAGAAAGAGATATCGGTCATTAGCTCGTGTCTGTCACTCTTAAGAGCCATGATATTTTAACTCCTGTATACGAGGTTAGTCTTCTAGATTTGCTGTTGACTTCAAAACGTTTGAACGAAGCCAATCGCTAGCAGAAGTACGAGCATCGGCAACTTCATCAGTCTCACCAGCATCAGTTAGTGATGCTTCTGCGACTTCTTCAGCTTCCTCAAGAACGTCTTCATCAGCGGAGGCCTCTGCCTCATCTGTCTCTTCGTCTTCTTCGGCTTCGGCTTCATCGGCCTGAGCCTCTTCTTCCGCAACTTCTTCTTCTACCTTTGGAGTAGATGCAACTAGCTTGACAATCTCTTCAAACATTTCATCGGTTGCATCAGCAAACGATTCAAGCTTGGCTTCGGCGTCTTCAGTATCAAGACCAGCCTCAGTAAGAGCAGCCAAACGAGCGGCCTTATGGGCCTCAGCGTTTGCGGTATCTATTTCGGCCTGTAGCTTCGCAAGAGTTTCTTCTCGCTCGGCCAAAGCCTCAGTAGATTCCTTCTTCTCTACTTCTAGTATTACTACAGTCTCTTCTAGTTTAGCAATAGTCTCGGTCTTTTCAGCAACATCAGCGGTTAGAACGTCAACTTCGTCCTTAAGGGACTTAGTATCAAGCTCATTAAGCTGCTGAGTTAGACTGTCTTCACGAGACTTAGCTTCTACTAGCTCTGACTTTAGCTCGTCGATTTGCTTCTGGAGCAAAGTGATGTTTTCATCAGCCATGCTAGATTTCTCCTTTTCGGAATCTATATTAAAAGTTTCGATTTCGCTAGCCTGAGAATTCTGAAATGGTTTGTTACCCGTAAAAATAACACTTCTTGGGTTTGCAGGTTTTGACACCAACCCCTTTCCAGAAAAAGCTATGTTTCTCAGTAAACGCCCTAATTTGTGTCCTTCATACTCTCCTGTCCCTCCATAAATTCTAAGATGCTTTGTTAAGAATGATGATTCTTCTTTCCTAGCAATAATCTTATGCTTACCTTCTGGCGTGACTATAGCATAATCAAAATTATTAAAGATTGCCTCCATCGAGACAAACCATTCTCCTGCCTCAATTTCCTGAATTAAACTGGACATCCATTCCTGCTTTTCAGCGGATGACCAACTATTGTACATTACTGCGCTTGTGATAATATCAAACTTTTCTGGCAATTCTTCTGAGTCGTCAGGAATTGTATTTCCTTCTGCATCAAGAACCCAGTTGCCAGTTATATGTCCAATAATATCATCTTCACTATGCATAAAATTGAACTGCTTGTCTTCGGGGGTGTTGCGAGCAGTCCAAGTTTCTTTTGTATCAAATACATCGTCGTTTTTATTCCAGCCAGTGGACACCAATACTGAATTTATATAGTATAGGTCGAACTGTTCAACCGACTTCTTAGCGTCTATGGCATCAGTAGTAAATAGCTTAGCAATCTGTTTCTCGTGTGTTGTTGGAACATGCGTAGAAACAGGGACGGTATAAGCTATGGTGTTGTTGGAGATTTGTTCTCCAAGGCCAGCCTGTGCTTCTGACGAATATATTTTTATCATAATGGTTACCTCAAATAATTATACACCAGAAAAGCAAGATAATCAAAAAATTAGCTGTCACTACAGGCAAGAACAACAGACATTATTCTGATATTTCTAGCGTCATCTATTGATAATCCTGAATCCTGCCCCTCCATTAATGAGTCGAAGGACTCGGATACAGATTTCTGCAACGGCAGGTTTCTTCTCAAAACGCTTTCTATAACTTCTATAGTAACTTCATTATGCGGGTCCAAGTTAGAAAGAACACCGAATTTAATATACTCCAAGTTCTCTAGCTGGCTCTTTGTTAGACTTCGTAAGTTGCTCTTATTATAGTGAGCAAGTATGGCGGGATTAACTATTTCCGAGATTTTTTTCTGCGATTCATTGACCCATAGGAACAGGCTTGCAAACTCTGAATCCGCCTTAACGCTGGGAAGAACCCTCTTTTGCTTTCTCTTTTCAGTGTCTCTGGAAAACTTTGGCCTGCCGTCTTCTGGCCTACCCGTGGGAGAACTCTCCTTGTCATTGTTGGGGCCGGGAGACTGCTGCTCCGGTTCCTGTGGGATTTCTTCCTGCTTTGGCCTATCTGACGGAACAGTAAGTGGATGAGGGCCAACATCGTCTGCCGGGCGAAGTCCAACATCTCCGGGGGTCAAACCATCCTTGCTAAGAGCAATCTTTTCCAAGTCTTGTCTATGCTGTGGATTGTGATATGGGCTTGCCTTTGGTGGTTGCAGTTCCATTTGCCTGTTCTTGGCCTCTCTCTTAATTCTAATCTTCTCGATTTCTGGAATTTCTCCAAACCTTTCGACAATGGTTTCAGCGCTGATGACATCCCTATCAAGAAGCTGTATGAGCAGATTCTTTTCTGCCGCCTCATCGGACAACGCCATCTGGTCAAAACGAATTTTGGCAGGAAGCCTAAATCCCATGGCCTTTTGAACTATTTCGATTTCCTTTTTCCAGAACGAAAGCAAAATACCTCTGCCATACTCAAGTCTCTCTATTAGAGTTTTCAGAGAAACAAAGTTATTGGTAAAGCTTCCGCCCGAACTTCCAGATGAGCCGGTAAGTGTAGGTGGAATACCAAGACCAGCGTAGATACTGGATAAAACTGGTCCATACTTTTCTGAACCCAAGAATCTAAATACCTGACTGTTTGATTCTTGGAAGTTTAGCTCTGGACCCCAAACCAAGTCCATTGTTCCGCCGCCAACATTACTAGCTAAAATATTGCGAAGTTTATTAATGGCTGCCTTGGTGGGGAGAATCTTGTTTTCAATATCGCCAAGCTTCCAAAGCCTGATGTTAGAAATTGCACCATCAAGAGCAGACATGTCAGCGAGCTTCATCTTCTCAAGCATGACTATGTCATCTAGAATAGCATAAATCATAGGATTAGCCCACATCATCCAATCGTCCTTCTTGTAGAAGAAGGCGCGGACCTTGTCTTGGTCTAGAGGGATAAGTCGCTCCCCCTTATTCACCTTCGTGAGAAGGTCGGATGGAAGATTGGCAACTAAGTCTTTGTCTGGGTTGTTATCAAAAGCACGCTTGATAAGATTTGAAGTTCCCTTGGAAATCTTAAGAGCATATTTAGGTTTTCCAGCGAATACGGCTAGTTCATCCCCAACTACTTCAATAGAAAGCGGGTTTAGAAAATCGTATATCCAAGGAATATCCCTTTTAGCAACCCTATCTGTCATGATATCAACATCACCTGCGGCTGCTCTCTTAAAAGTCTCTTCCAGCTTTTTGTTTATCTTTGCGGTTCTTCGTTTTACTACAACGTTTCCACAACGATATAGCATATTGAGAAATCTCTCAGACCTTTCTTGACCACCAACCTTGTCAAACCAGCGCTTATAGAACCTCTCTATACGCGCATTTGGGTGAACGATGGTGATTCCCTGAGAAGCAAAATCGCCCATCAGGTCGATGATGTTTTTGATAATTCCCACCGTATTGTAAGCAGACATACACATACTCATGATGTCTTTTTGCTTCTTTGGCAGGGCTTCGTGTCGTCTGAATCTATAATAGTCATCTTTAACAAAATCACTTCTTACAGACCTATTCGTTTCAATATCTAGAAACGAACGATGGGAAGACGTAGCCCTCATCACCCCGTCGTAGGACTCTACGGTATCAGACATACCGTCAAAAGCCTTTGCCCTTTCTGCGTCGTCTCTCCAAGTAATATATGCTGGGTCTGGTTTCTTATCTGGAACAGGACTATCGGCCATTTGAATTGATGCTCCGGGTAATTGAATTAACAATCGGATTATAATTTATTATACACCAATTAGTCATAAATCCCTTTCATTCCTTCTGAAAACCAGCTTGGAGCTATATAGTCTGGACCCTTTACGTCTTTATTCTTTCCGCCAACAAATCCGCCAAAGGATTCATAATCCGGCGAATGCGGAGTTCTTTGTATAGTACGAGCCGCAATGTTGGCCATTATCAACGCACTGTATCGGTCCTTCCTTAGCTTGCTCTTTTTTCCAGCGGCAACGATTACTTGTGGTGTATCCCACTTATCCCTACCGGCAGGAGTCTGCGTCATCTCAATAATTGAAAGTTCATTCTTAAGCTCTTCAATTTCCATAACACAGTCTTCCAACGTATCAAACACCCTCTTCTTGAATTTGTCATCTGCAAGAGACAGTCCAATGGTTACAGAATCAAAGGCAGGAAATAACAATACCCTATCCTCCAAGTCCTTCCTCAATCCATGATTCGCTTCAGAAAGCCAGTCAGATTTTGCAAATTGACACATCTCCAATATGTGCAACCCCGGATTTCCATCAGTATCTTTTTCCTTTTTGTCGTCTATTGCCTCCCAAATGGGAAGCTCCCCCTCCTGAATCTTGTCGTTGTCATGAAGAGCCTCCATCACCGCTATTCCGCCTCCCTGAGCATCCATAGCGATTCTTTCACACGGAAACGTTTTCATCAAGTCTCGTATCTTTCTAGCGCAATACGAGTAAAAATCCGTCTCCTTAACAAGTCCCGCCTTGACTTTTTCTTTGTGTTCACTCCTAGTGGTAGTCCAGCAATGAACGACCCGTCTATGGTCTTCGTGCATCTCTATAACAACAATACTAAAGTTATCAACTTCAGATGCCGGGTCTATTCCGTAGATGTATCTTAGATTGGGGTTTCCTCTTAGAAAAGGTTCAAAAAACGCTTCTCCACTTGGAAAATTAATCGGCTCCTTTTTACTCACAACGCAAGATTCAATTAATGAGCGCTTAAAGAAACCCTTGCTGTCAGTACTAAAGCAAGCCCCATATTCCATCTGATATATACCAGAATGTACTGTCGCCTTTGAGCGCGCCACCTGAGCAGAATCCATGAACCCCTCTGGAAGAAGTTCTACAGGAACCCTTATTATACTGTAATCACGCCAATCGAAGTCTTTTGGAATATCGTCATCACCAAATATTTCCCCAAGCTTTCTACGGTTCCCCCCACTTGATATTATTGATTTCCATCTTTTCCAATACTCTGCATAGTGATTAAAATCATAATAAGCAGTCCCCGAAAGAATAATCTGGTTCGATTCCGGGTCTCGGTTGTAAAGCTCTTCATCTGTCATTTCACCAAGCTCTATAGCCTTTTTCTTTGACGCGGTTAGTTTTACGTTCTCTATCGGAGAAGAGCTAACGGCAGCAAAACCAGCAACAACGTTTTCAAAGATTTCTCTAGGTATAGATGCAAATTCATCAGAAATAATATCGTTTGCACGTTGACCACGAATCTTAGAGCCATCACCAAGAGGGAGGCATGTGATAGTGCTGTCACCTATATGCATAACACATCTGTCAACATCTCGTCTGGGGCCGCTGTTTGATGGAACCATATCTCTTAAGATAGGAGCATTGCTCCATATAGTATCCATATATTCAAACAAGACCTTTGACTGCCTAAACGCTGCGCCCACGATAACGATTTTTCGACGCGGCATAAAAAATGCTCGCATCATGGCGTATAGCGATAAAACAAATGATTTTCCTAGACCACGAGAGCCAACCAACATCGGAAACCGACGCCCCCATAACTCTTTAAGAATTAGGGCTTGCATCGGAAGTACCTCTATGTTGAACACTTCCTTGGCGGCAAAGCTAAAATATTCTGGCTGCATAAACAGCCAAGCTAAACGTAACTCAAACTCATCCGGGTCTCCCGACCTGATGTAGTTTAATGGCTTGAACAAGCTGTCTTCATCGACATCTACATCCAGCCAAGCGTCTTTTATAACTCTGTCATTCATCTGCTTCTCTGCCTATCGTCTCAGTAATCTCTTTGAATATCTCTATCGCCTTATTTTCTGCGGATTCCCTTTCTCCACAAAAGACCACCTCTATGTCGTAGTCTTCCTGATATCTAGAGAGAAGCTTTGCCATGAACTTACCATTCATACGTAAATACTTCCATCTGTAAGGTGGTATGCTTGAATTCTTTGGGAACTGCATGAGGTTCTCTAGACTGAACTCGCACAGGATATATGCCCAACGAAATTCAGCCATGCGTTCTAGCTCTGCTTCAAATCGTTTTCTGTGCTTCCCAAGATTCATGGAAAGCTCCCCTGTATTGGCCTTTCTTTCGATGCATAGAATCTCTTCAAGCCCTTCCAGTGTGTAGTCCCCGGTCTTAAGACCCCGCGACTCTATCGCGCAGCTACTATAAAAATCGAAATCCCACCCTTCCTTTTCTCTGGTATCTCGTATAATAGAAAATTTATCTACCATTATGAATTATTTCGTAGAAAAGTCTTTCATAGTGCTCCTCTTTTCCTGTAACTTCCTTGTGACACTCCCAGCATAAACATATACCATTACTAACTTCATATCGTAATGATGAAGCGCTAGACCACTTGCGTATATGATGAACCTGTATCCTCTTTCTTTTTTTACATCCGGGCATCTGGCACTTGCCTTTATCCCTAGCGTAAACTTTCCTTCTCCAATTAGCATATACTTCCGTATCGGCTTCCGGCCTAAATCTATTAGGCATTATTTCTTAATCCTCACGCTCTTGACAGAAACTGTTTTTGCTACCTTCTTTGCCAACTGCTTAATTCTAGTTGTATTTCTCTCGTGGAGTATCTCATTACATACTTTTCTAGTCCCCTTGGCGCAAGCGTCGTCGGGGCTTTTTGCTTCTACGTAAACTGTCGTGGTTTTGTAATTATGAGATTTAATACCCAACTGGGTCATCTCATCCATTACTTTTACCATGTTTATGACTACCCGGTATAGCATTGGGAGAACCGTTCTTTTTTTCTAGATACTGCTGCCACACAGTTTTCTCTCCCGGTTTTCTCTTTGGAAGTTCCAATCCCTCTCTTATAAGACTGTCACATTCTGGACATGCCGGTTGAGGAGTTTTGTGTGGCTTGGCATAATGGAAAACACGAATCATAGTATCCATAAGGACGTATGCCTTTGCTTCCTCCCTTGCCTTCATCCCGTAGATTTCATCCATTTCTTCTTTGATATATTCGATATCTTTTTTCATACTAGCCGTTAAATAATTTTGTTGTTCGGCTATGTATACTATACCTAGAACATTAGCACAAACGAGCGCTATAACACAGATATCCACCATCTTGCTTCTCATGTCTTCTCCTTATATCTTTAGTAAGTTTTCCTTCTTGTCGTAAATATATCTAGCGGTTGCAACATCCTCTATTGCCAACCCCGTAGCATCAAACAAAGTCTGATTTCCTTCTGTAGGAAGTTTTCCAGAAACTATATCAGCCAGCTGGAACCAGTCCTGTTTCTTTTCATAGTAGGGAGTATACTGAATTTCACCAGAATGAGAACATTGTTCCCAGTTGTCATAAACAACAAGGTCCACATTTTCCAAAACGCAAGGAGAAAGCTCGCGCTTTCCCTCGGCATCTGCACCGACAGCGTTTATATGTACCTTATCTTTAAGCCACTCGTGCTTTAGAAATCCAGTTCTTGAAGGCGTCAGAGTAGTAATTACGTCTGCATCTTTAATACAGTCAACCAAATCTGTATAGGGAACAACATCTACGCCATCCATAATAAGTGAAACTGCTACCTGCTTACATCTGTCCTCATCCAAGTCGAAAAGCCTTACTTGTTCTATGTCAAGCACGTGACATACGGCTTCCACTTGAGAGCGTGTCTGATTACCGCATCCAACGAATGCTGCAATTTTTGAGTCCTGTCTTGCCATATATTTTGTAGCAACTCCAGTAACCGCCGCTGTTCGTATTGCAGTAATAGATTCACCATCCATAATTGCCAGAAGCTCTCCGGTATCAACCTGATTGATTAAAACCTTGGCAAATATATTACACTTCCTTTTCTTCTTTGTACCATCTAAGTGAACGCCGCACCATTTAATTCCCGCAGTATTCTCTACAATGGCTGGCATAGACCTAAAGTCTCCATCCGGTATTTCCATGTATACCTTTGGAGGCATTTTGGTTTTTTGTATATTGGCAAATAGTTTTTCAATTACCCCAATACACTCTGTAACGCTAATCAAATCAATAACATCTTGGTTGGATAGAAAATATGTGTTCATTCTAGTCTCGCTATATCGTAATTAACCATGGTTTTTACCAAGTCCTCAAACGATATTTTATGATTCCATCCCAGTTTTTCCCGAGCTTTACTTGGTTCTCCTCTAAGATATGGAACTTCTGAAGGTCTCATGAAACGTGGGTCTTGAACAACAAATGGTGTAAAGTCATCAATACCAATTTCTTTAAATGCAGCAATAAGGAAATCTCTTACTGTATAGGTTTCTCCAGTAGCAACAACATAATCATCCGGCTCGTCTTGTTGCAACATGAGCCACATAGCCTCTACATAATCCCTTGCGTGTCCCCAATCCCGCTTGGCGTCAAGATTGCCCAAACCAAGAATTGGAGCATCCTTGTTAGAACCGCCATTTTTGAAATGATGGTCTAGTTCTGCGATATACTTCGTAATCTTCTTTGTAACGAATCTTGCTCCGCGTCGTTCGCTTTCGTGATTAAACAGGATTCCACAGCATCCAAATATGCCATACGCCTTTCTATACAAACCAGTAAGATGATGCGCTCCAAGCTTTGCCACGGCATATGGAGACTGTGGATTGAATCTGGTTTCCTCGTTCTGATAGGGGTTTGAATACGTGCGATAAAACCCTTCCGAATCGTACCCCCCATCATCAAGGGAGTCTCCAAACATCTCGCTTGAGCTTGCCTGATAAAACTTTGTATTCGGACTATGCTCTCTCAGTACTTCAAGAATGTTTAAACATCCCTTGCACGTAACTTCGATTGACAATAGTGGTTGATTAAATGAAGTGCCAACATGGCTCATTGCTGCCAAATTGTACACCTCATCCGGCGAGGCCTCTTCGACAATTCGAAGAACACTACTATAGTCAGTAATATCGCCCTCTACTATCTCAAAATCCTCGTGGTCTAGCAGATGTCTAATTCTGCTGGTATTACCTGTACTTACTCTTCTAGTTACTCCAACTACCTTATAGTTCTTCTCCAATAGTAGCTCCAGTAAGTAGCTTCCGTCTTGTCCGGTTACGCCAAAAAGAACCGCCTTCTTCATCCTCTACTCTCCTTTGCTTGGTAATTTACTTGGCGGTAGTGGTTGAAATGATATTCCACCATTTCTGCTCAAGCTTCCGCCTCCTTCTCCATCGCCGCCTTCTCCATCACCGTCTCCTTCTCCACCTTCACCCTGACCGTCTCCTTGACCGTCTCCATCCTCTCCCTGTCCCTGTAATCCCTCGTTGGTCCCCATAACAGCCTGACCACCCATAATCATTCCTAGAGCCTTCTGGCCGTCTTCGTGGAGTTTCTTTGAATATTCTAGACGATAAGCCCTAGGCTTGTACATGTTTTCATTAGCAAAAGAGATAAAAAAGGAGCCATCATCCTTTTCCTTTGGGTTCATATCAGTGACCCAAACGTACACGTCTCCCTTGTCTCCGGTTTTTTTATTCGGTTCTTTTATAACAACCCAGTGAACCCTGAACTCTTTTGGAGGCTGTTGATTAGAAGGCCAGCCGAAAAGATTCTCTAAGGAGAAGTTAACAGATAAGCATAGATACAAAGTTAAAAGTATGGTAGCCGCTTTCAGTCCCCATAGACCCTTAGACCCAATAACAAACCAGAGTATCAAACTAGTTAAAAGAATAAAAGCTAAAGTAATCGACATTAGAGCGTTCCCGTACTTTCAGGAAGAAGGGTCTTTGGTAATTCGTTCACGTCTATCACCTCTCCAGCCCTATCGAGCGTAAACCTAAACGCGGTCTTTTCGTCTCCGGTTATTGTTAGCGTTCTTTCTTTGAGAGTTATCATTCTGTATGGATTAAGCTTTTCTAGCTGGATTGTTACGGG